AGCGCAAGAGCTCAAGCCGCAAGCTTGACAAGAAAATATTATTGTAGTATGAGATATTATAGGAGAAAGAATTATGAAAATAAAAGAAGCAAAAAAAATAATTGTATCACTGTCACAGCCTGACAAGATGCCTGGTTATGCCTACGGCCTGCCAGCGTGGGAGTGCAAGACCGGCGGCAAGCTGGCTAAGGTCCCCGGCTCTGTGTGTTTTGGCTGTTATGCAATGAAGGGCAACTATACAAGATTTCCCGCTATACGCGAATCGCAATATAAAAGACTCGCAGCGCTACAGGACCCGCGCTGGGTGGAAGCGATGGCCACAATGTTAAACTCTCAAGCTGTGAGCAAGCACAAAGTTTTTAGATGGCATGATGCCGGCGACGTCCAGGATCTGGACCACTTAAACAAAATTTTTGAGGTCTGCAGGTTAACGCCTGGCATGCAGCACTGGATGCCAACGCGTGAAGCCTGGATCAGGGACCACCTTGACCGGTGCCCAAAAAATTTAATTAT